CCTGCCGGCCCCGCTGGCGCCTACTTTGGTCAGTACGAATTCAAGCCGGTGGCCGACGATCCGAATGTGATCGAGGCAGACATCAAGGATGTGGCAGCCATCGACTTCTTCCTGGACTCGGGCAACTTCTACGAGTTCACGCCGAAGAAGAAGACCAAAGCGGAGTTGATCGCCGAAGCCAAGGCGGCTGCGGATGCCGTGGAAGCCAAAGCCAAGGAAGACGCAGAGGCCGATGCGCAGGCGGCGGATGCAGCAGCTCAGGGGTAATCCCGCATGTCCTTCACGCTCCAGCAGGTCGTTGATCTCGGGCGTGATCCGCTGAATGACGCGGACAAGGATCGGTATTCAGACGCCGATCTCTTGTCGTTTGCCGCCGGAGCGCTGATCACCCTGCGCGACAAACGCCCGGACCTGTTCATCGGCAACTGGTCGGTCGACTTCACCACCCTGGTGCTGGGCAGCACGTTTCCCCTTCCGGACCCGTATGCCATGGCAGTGGCCGAATACGTCACGGCTCGCGCCGAAATGCGCGACGATGAATTCGTGGTATCGCAACGCGCAACGCTGTTCATGCAACTCTTCACCGAGAGGACAGGGGCATGACGATTCGCGTATGGTCCCTGTTCTACGATCGCATCTTGCCGGATCTCAAGGGATCGCCGGCAACGGCACTTGTCGATCAGGCCGCCGTCGAGGTCGCGCGCGACTTCTGCGACCGCACCTGGGCGCATCACGTCGATCTACCGGTGGTGAATGCCGTCGCCAATCAGGCGACCTATGCCCTGGTGACGTCCGATCCCAACAACATCGAAGTGTCGTGCGTGCAGAACGCGTGGTACGACAGCAAGGAACTGGATCAGAAGTCATCCGACGAGTTAGCGGAAATCTACGCCAGTCGCTGGAAGGACCAGTCGGGCACGCCGCGGTACTTCACACAGGAAGACCTGACGGCCATCATCCTGGCTCCGTATCCGATTGCCGACTTGGCCAGCGGAATCAAGATTCACGCGGCCCTGATGCCTACCTTGGCCGCGACCGGGTTGGCCGACGTGATCTATGATGGCTGGGCGGAAGATATCGCCGACGGGATTCGCGCAAAGTTGTTGCTGAAGCCGACGAAGCCATGGTCGAACCCGGAGCTTGGCGGCTACTACGAGGGGATGTACGAGGCGGCCGTGATGTCCGCCAAGACGACGGCCGCGAATGGCTTTGTCCGCGCCAAGCGTCGCACCAAATCCAGGTTTTTCTGACGGGGGTTCTTTATGGCCTACCGTATCCGCAACTTTCTCGGCGAGATCCCAAAGACCAACAAGCGAGAGATCGGGGACACCAACGCGCAGCGCGTCGATAACGCCGTCCTGACCTCCGGGCGCCTCGACACGCTCTACTACCCGAAGCTGATCGCTACCCTGGTGGCCGGCGCGCTGACGGCGTACCGCTTGTTCTCTGGCAGCACGGACTACTGGCTGTCCTGGGCGGCCGATGTCGATGTCGCCAAGGGCCCAATTGCCGGCGACACGTCGCAGCGCAGCTATTACACGTCGGACGCCTTCGAACCGAGAGTCACGAATCTCGCCATGGCGACGGCGGGGTCTCCCTACCCGTACAGTTGCTACGTCCTTGGCGTGACGCCTCCGACTGTGGCGCCGACCGTTACACCCTCTGGCGGTGTCGCGACGAACGAATCACGGGCCTACGTCTATACCCTGGTTACGCAATGGGGCGAGGAATCGGCGCCGTCGCCCGCCTCGACGATTGCGACCGGCCACCCGGACGGCACTTGGACAATTTCCGGCATGCAGGTCGCGCCGGTGAATTCCTACACGATCACGGCAGCTTCTTGGGTTGGCGGGGTGCTGACCCTGACATGCGCCGATGTCTTCGGCCTGCGCGCCGGGGAGTACGTGACGCTGAGCGGCTTCGCGCCATCAGCGCTGAATGCGTCCTTCAAGGTTGCCTCGGTAGGCGCCCCGGGCTTTACCGTGGCGCTGGCGGCGAACCCGGGAACGATTACCGATGGCGTCGGCACGGCCGCGCGCAACGCGCCGCACAACACGACCAGCATGGTCAAGCGCATCTATCGGTCGGTCACGTCCAGCAGCGGCACGACCTACTACTATGTTGGCGAAGTGGCCGTCGCCACCACGTCGACCACAGATTCGGCGGGGTCCAACATTGGCGAACCCATCGCAACGACGGGATGGAAGATGCCGCCCGTCGATCTTCGTGGGATCCGCATGCACCCGTCAGGGTCCATGATCGGATTCAGCGGCAACGTGCTCAAGTGCTCGGAGCCATTGGCACCGTATGCCTGGCTCGACGCCTACGACCAGACCACGGATTTCCCGATTGCCGGCATCGGGTTGTTCGGGACGGCGGTGGTGGTGGCAACCCAAGGCACCCCCTACGTGGCGCAAGGCGTGGCGCCTGAATCGTTCTCGATGCAGAAGATCGACCAGTCATGGCCATGCGTGGCGAAGCGCGGCATCGTGGAATCCGGAGACGGAGTGATCTGGCCTTGCCCGCAGGGCCTGGCCATGCTGGGTGTAGCCGGCGCGTCCCTGCTGACGCTGCCGTATTACACCCAGCGCGAATGGGTCAACGAGTACCCGGCGAACTTTATCGCGGCCTACCACGACAATCGCTACTACGCCGGCTACAAGATCGACGCCAGTCATTACGGTGTCCTGATCTTCGACCGCGCCGATCGCTCCACGATCTCGCATGGGTCCATCCAGATTGACGGCATTCGAGAAGACCAACAGACTGGCGCGCTCTACATCCTCCAGAACGGCGACCTGAAGCAGTGGGACGCCGACACCGCGGCGCGCATGCCGATTTCCTGGTGGAGCAAGGAATTCACCCTGCCGGTGCCGGTGAATCTCGGCGCAGCGAAGGTCGAGGCCGACTTTACGACAACCGCAGCGGAAGCGGCGGAGCTGGCGGCCGCGCAGGCCGCACAGGTGGCTCTGAACGCCGCAATGGTGTCGGCCAAGACATCCAAGGGCAGCTTCGCCAGGGTGGGCGTCAACAAGCGCTCATTCAACGGATCGGCCATCAAGAAGTCGTCACTGGTCGGTGACGGGGGCAACCGGAGAGCGGTATTCGAGCTTTTTTCCGGCAACGACCTGAAGTTCTCGAAGACGATCACCAGTGATGCGGCCTTCCGGCTTCCATCCGGCTTCAAGACGGACAAATTCTCGGTGCGCGTCACGTCGACGGTGCCCGTCAGTTCCATTCTGGTTGGAACGACCATGGACGATCTGAGGACGCAATGAAGAAACCCTCGATCCCGGATGTTCCGCACGGAACCTCGCCGCGCGGCGCGTTCGATACCGCGCTGAAGGAGACGCTGGAGTCGATTACCGGCCGGCGCGGCGGTGTGATCACGCCACTGGCGGACACGGCGACCACTGCGGACATCATCACCAAGATCAACGACATCATCGCAAAGGTGCAGGGGTAAGCCATGGGCCAAATGAAATTCAGCAACAACGCGATCACGACCTTGTATGCAGGCATTGGCGCCGGCGCCACTACCTTGAACGTCGCCCCGGGGACGGGCGACAATTTCCCGCAGGTCACGGGTGGCTCCGGGGATTTCTTCATCATCACGATGGAGGATGCCTCGGGGAACATCGAGATGATCCGCTGCGATCATCGTGCTGCGGCGTCCGACACCATGGGGAATGGCAGCTACCCGCTCCAGCGCGCCTATTACGATGCGACGCGCTTCCCTGCGCGCGCATGGAATGCTGGGGACGCCGTAGATAACCGACCGATCGCGGCGGCGCTGTCGTCCGTGGGCATGATGGGCGCCAACAACCTTGGCGAGATTACGAACGCGGCGACGGCCCGAACCAATCTCGGGCTTGGCTCGATGGCCATCGAGGCGGCGGCCACATATCAGACTGTCGCCGGCATGTCGGCCTACCAGACCACTGCCGGAATGTCGGCGTACCAGACCGTGTCCGGGATGTCTGCCTACCAGACTGTCGCCGGAATGTCGGCGTATGTGCCGATTGCAGGCGGACAATTCACAGGGGCGGCGCTGTTCAAAAGTGGCCCGAACAACAAGGCCAGCGCCGCGACGGTTGATCTGACCGCCATCGGCGCCAATACCTGTCACATCACCGGAACGACCGGGATCAGCGCATGGACGATGACAAGCGGACAGGTTGTTGATGTCGTGTTCGACGGCGCACTGACGCTGACGCATCACGCGACGAACAACAACCTGCCGGGCGCGGCGAACATTACGACGGCGGCCGGCGACCGGGCGCGGTATTGGTATGACGGAACGGCGGTGTGGTGTGTGGCGTATCAAAGGGCGGACGGATCAGCAATAGGTGGAGGCGGCGGCAAAGTGCAGGACTTCCGACTGACGCTGACCTCCGGCACGCCCGTGACCACGGCGGACGTGACCGGGGCCACGACGATCTACTGCACTCCTTACCGAGGCAACCAGATCGCGCTGTACAGCGGAAGCGCGTGGAACGTGCGCGCGTCCGCTGAGTTCTCGCTGGCGCTGGGTACGCTGACTTCCGGCTTGCCGTACGACGTATTTTGCTACGACAATGCCGGCACGCCGAAGCTTGAATTTCTGGCATGGACCAACGGCACGACTCGGGCCACGGCGCTGGTCATGCAGGATGGCGTGCTGTGCAAGAGCGGAGCGCTGACCCGGCGCTATCTTGGCACCTTCTACACGTCGAGCACGACCGCGACGGAAGATTCGGCGGCGAAACGGTACTTGTTCAATTACTACAATCAAAAGGACCGGCCGTTAAGTGGCACGTTCAGCGCCGACCGATCGACATCGAGTACGACGTATGCCGAGCTGAACAGCGAGATACAGATCAAGTATGTTCTGGGCGTGGCGGAAGACCTTGTGGGGTTTTCGGCGACAGGTAGCGTGCACCTATCGGCCAGTTATGGGAACATCATCACCGGGATCGGCTTGGACAGCACTTCGGCCGCCGGCGCCGGGCTAGAGTCGATCACCACGAATCCGGCCGGCGAGCCTGGCGGCGTAGCGATCAACGGGGCAGTAAATCAAGCAGTTGGGTATCACTATGCCACGCTGCTAGGGATGGTGAAGGCCAATACCGGCACGTGGGGATCGTCTACCTCCACCAGCACCAGTAACGGCGTGCAGAAGACCTACCTGAAAGCGGTGGTAAAGGGATGATGGCTCTAATGCTGGGGCTGATCAGCCCGCCGATCCTGTGGGTGCTCTTCCTGGCCTACACCGCACTGCTCGCCCAGTGGCATGCCTTGCCGCTCACCACACGGATTCTTGGCGGGATCATCGTGCTGGTGGCCTTCGTCCTGGACGTCGCGATCAACTGGTCATTCGGCCTGCTGCTCGGCGCCACGCCCGACTGGACGCTGAGCCAGAAATGCGGCCGGCTGAAGCGCGGCGACGACTGGCGTGCGCCGGTAGCCTGCTGGATCTGCCGGACGTTGCTTGATCCGTTCGAAGTCGGCGGCCATTGCAAATGAAGACCTCCGTTGCCGGGACGCTCGGTTCTCCGAAGATAATCCCTAATCATGCGATGAGTGCGTAAGTCATGGACAAACTGGTATGGTTCAACGGCAACGAAGCTGCGTTGGATTTCTACGAGCGACTGGTCTTCGTTGCGCATACGTGGGACGACCTGATCGACAAGGACAAGCCTGTGGCGGACGTCAACCTCAATGCGCTGGTGGCGAACCTACTGCTGTATCTGCCGAACAATGCGTTCTACCGGGCGCACGAAGAAGCGCTGCGCGCTCATCTGTTCTCGGCGATGGCCGGGTTCCAGGCGGCGAACCTCATGGAGCAAAGCGGCGACGCGCATAAACTGGAGATTGCCCACTTCTTGCGCTACCTGTTGATCTCCGTGGTCACGTTTATGTTCGTGGTGATACACGGCATCGACGGAGCCGCCAAACTTTTGGCGGAAGTGGCTCCCGTCATGATCCCTGAGCGCATCGCGGACTACATCAAGGAGCACGATCATGCTACGCAACCGTGACGGCTACGGGCCGGATGGTATTCGCAGGTACTGGTTCGATATGGGCGGAGATTCCGCGCCAGCCCCGGCCCCCGCTCCTGACTATTCGAGTATTGCTTCTTCCAACGAGGCCTCGGCCAAGATCGCCGCGCAGTCGGCCGCCGATGACTTGGCCTTCCGCAAGCAGCAATACGAGGATGCCAAGCCGCAGCAACAGGCCCTGGTGGATCTGGCGAGCAAGGTAGCGCAGCAGGAACTGTCCGACTCACAGCAGTCCTCGACACAGGCCAAGGCCCAATGGGACGCCTACACCGGAACCTACAAACCGATCGAGCAGCAGTCGGCACTGGAGTCTATGGGCGGGCTGGATATGTCGCCCGACCAAGTGCGCGCCATGGCGGCGCAACTGGGCATGGATCCCGACAAGGCCCTGGCCATCATGCAGGGCGTCCAAGGGGCCAATGAGAACGCGGCAACACAGGCCGAAACCGCGGCGCGCGCTGACGCGAACAACATCTATGCGCAAGGGATCCGCGGCCTGTCGCGCCTGGGCGGCGACCCGAACAAACTGGCGGCCGCCGCGGCGGCACTGGCCGGCCAGCAGACCGCAACCACGGTCGGCGGCATGAACACGGCGCGCAACATCGCCAAGAACCAGGGCATCTCGCTGCGCGCTGGAACGGCCGCCTTCGGCCGCAACATGCCGAACACCGCGAACCAGACCATCGGCGTAAGCACCAATTCCGGAAACTCGGCCGTCTCGAACGCGAACACCGGAGCCCAGTCCTACCTGCCTGGCGCGACATACGTCTCGGGCGCGGTGCCAAACCAGATCAACGCGGCGCAACTTGGGATCAACTCGGGACTCGGGCTGGCTGGATTGCAGTCATCGAACTACAACGCGCAACTGGCGTACCAGTCTGGCGTCAATGCGGCGAATTCGCAGCGCGGCGCCGGCCTTGGCAGCGCGCTCGGCACTCTTGGCGGCGTCGCGCTGAATTACGCCCTGACAAGCGACAACAGGCTCAAGCGCAACATCATCCGCATCAGCAAGACGGCGCGAGGATTCGGCCTCTACGTGTGGGATTGGGTATGGGGTGGTGCCGGGATGGGCGTCATTGCTCAGGAAGTCGAACGGTCCATGCCGGAAGCTGTCATCACCGGCGCGGATGGATGGAAGCGGGTCAACTACGCACTGGTGGGGTAGATCATGGGCATTGGCGGCGGGTTTTGGGCGGGACTGGCGGGGGGGCTTGGCACTGGCCTGACGATTGGCGAAAAACTCAAGCAGTTGGGCGTTAATTCTGAAATTGCTGGCGTGACCGGGCAGCAGTCGACGCCGGTGGCCAGCGGGCAGGAAGCCGTCGATGCGGGCATGCAGGCATACCGCGACCAGATGGACCGCGCCCAAACGGACGAGGAAAAGAAGCAGATCGAGCAGAACTTCCGGCCGACGCTTGACGCGCTCCAGAATGACGCCACGCGCCCGGCATCGGTGGCCTACTCGCTGGGCGCCGGGGATAGCTTCAAGCAGCAGGACAAGGCGTTCTCTGCCGACGACATCGCGCAGTCGAAACTCCAGCAGCGCGCCGACATCTATCGCAAGCACGGCATGAACGACGAGGCCGACCGGATGGAAGAGCGCGCGCAGCAGCGGCAACTGACCGGCTTCCAAATCACCGAGGCCAAGACGCGGGCGGAGCATACCAAGAAACTCTCTGATGTCGAGGGAAAGACCTCCGAGTACGCAAAATCCCTGATGAAGAAGGACGCCAACGGCAATACGCTGCCGCTGGATGAAGACGCCTTCGTGAATCTCGGCAAGTACCACACGATGGCCTTGGCCGACGCTGGGTTATATGACCAGGCTCGCGTGGCGGCGAAGGATGGAATGGATTACGCTATCAAGAAGATTCAATCGGAAACCGCCGAGCGTCAGGCCGCTGTGGCGCGCATTCTGCCCCTGGTTGCGCAGGCGACTCCGCAGGGAGATCAGGCCGCCATGGAGGCGTACAACCGATTCGTTCCTGATGGCTCGAAAGCCGTTGGCGTGGTGCGGAACAAAGACGGCACCATTACCGTCAATCGCGTGAGCACGGTGGATGGCACCGCCCTTCCGCCAGGGGCATTCAGGAACCAAGCCGACCTCGTCGCCGCCATCCAGGGTATTGCCGACCCCAACGCCCTGGCAAACCAGATCGAGCGCACCTTTCAGCACGACATCTTGTCGCGCAAGGCGGCAGCCGAAGAGAAGTCGGCCAGCGCGCATGCCATATCCGCGAGCGCCGCGGTAACGAACGCGCAGACCGGCATCAACAAAGAGAAGCGCGCCAACGACAAAGAGGACAGGTTGGCAAAGGCGACAGCGGCCTACCAGGAAGCGCTCGACTCGGGCGACGCGAAAAAGGTCGCAAAAGCCAAGATCGAATTCCTTGGTGCCGGTGGAAAGCTGGAAAGGCCGGCTGCCGAGTTCGCCGGATCAACTGATCAACTGGGCAATACCAACGTGATCGACAAGACCAGCGGCGGCGGCATGAAGCTGAACAACACCGGCCAGGTGGTCGCGCGCTGGAACGGCGTCAAGGACTCGGCGGCTGGAAACTTTTACAACACGCCGGCCGACGTCGACGCAGCGAAGAAGAAAGGTACGATCAAGACAGGTGACACGATTCAGACGCCGAACGGTCCGATGGTGGTCAAATGAACTGGGACGATGTAGCAACCAAGCCAGCCAGCGCGGCGTCGTGGGATGCCGTTGCCGAGCCGGTAGGTGGTTCAAGTCCCGTTATTCTGGATGTCATCAAGAGCGTCGGGGCCGGGGCGTGGGACGCAATACCTTCTGGCGGCAAGGAAAACCGCAAGAAGGCGATGGAACAGGCCAATCAGGCGGCCGAAAACAGCGTCTCCGCGCAAGCTCGGGCTGGCACCATGGCCGAGATCAATCGGCAAGATGAGAACGCCAAGCAACTCAAGGCAGCGCAGGAAAATGCAGGATCACTTGCTGGCGATGTTGGCGCCGATCTTCTGTCTGGAACACTCAAGACGCCCGGCGCTTTCGCTACGCTGGCTGATCTACCTTTGGCTCTGACCACTGGCGTAACGCCGGTTCGTGACGCCGCGAAGTATTGGGGGGAGAAGACCGGCATCGAGCCAGGAAAATGGGCTGACGCGATCGACAAGAACCCGGCAACCTATTCGCAGGAAACCGGAGCGCAGAAAGAGGCCGTCAACCGCGCCTGGAAGGATTCAGGAGGCGATGACCTATCTCTCAAGCTGTTCGACTTCGCCTTCGGCGGAAAGGCGACAGCTTCTGATCTGAAGGATGCGTGGACCAATGCCGACCTGTCGTACATCGCCAAAGCCTACAAGGAAAATCCGCGCGCGTCGCTGAGTACCGTCATGCAGTCGGCGCCGTCGATGCTGGCGGGAGGGGTTATCTCGCGAGGATTGATGGGCTTGGCAGAGCGCACCGGAGTCAAACTGTCGGCCGAGGTTGCTGGCGGCATCGGAGAGGGCGCCATCACGGCCGGGCAGAACACCGACCAGATGCTCGACAAGGGCGTAGATCCGCAGCGGGCCGCTGTCGCCGGAATCGTCTCTGGCGCCACAACCGGAGCAATCGGCGCTGCGTCCGGCAAGGTGGCGACCAAGCTCGGTCTGCCTGATGTGAATACCGTCATGGCCGGGGGAGGGACTGGCGCGCGCAAGCTGCCGCTCTGGCAGAGTTTGCCGACTTCGATGGTGCAGGAAGGGTTACTGGAAGAACTGCCTCAGTCGATGCAGGAGCAGGTTTGGCAGAATTGGGCAGAAAAGAAACCGCTTGGCGAGGGCGTCCTGCGTTCCGGCGCCGAGGGAGCAATTGCCGGTGCCGGCATGGCTGGCGGCGTGCACCCCTTCACGACGCGCGGCGAGTTACCGGAGCAAGTCCCGCCAGTCACGCCCGGGGCCCCATCCGATACCTTCCCTGTCAATGCCGCCGACGTTCTCGGTGTGGCGCCGGCTGACGAGCCGCAGCCGCAGTCTGGCGGAACCGCACAAGACAATCTCCAGAACCGCGACCGCACGCGCGAGGCCAGCATCATCCAGATGCAGAAGATCGCGCAGAAGCCGGACTACGAGCTTGCCTCGATCGCCCGCGACCAGAACGGCGCGCCGATGGTCGAGGACAACAAGTCGATACCCGATGTCCAGGTCGGCCGCTCCGAGCGCGTCACGCTGCCGGACGGCACCAAGATCGACACACATTACGCCGTTGTCGAGGCCGATGACCTGTCGCCGTCGCACTTCGCGGATGGTCGCGAGAACCCCGACTACGGCACGCCCGGCAAACTCACGGCGCTGAACAATGGCCGCACGGCCGGCCTGATGGAAGCCTATCGTCGAGGCACCGCGGCGAACTACCGGGCAGCGCTCGAAGCCGACTCGGCCGGGCACGGTATCCCCGCGGCGGCCATCGCCGGCATGAAGGCGCCGGTACTGGTGCGTGTCTATGACCCAGCGACCGTGGATCAAGCGAATCTCGGAGCGCGCACCAATCAGGCGACGGCGCTTGGGCTTTCGCCATCCGAGCAGGCCAGCACGGACGCCGCGCGCATCACCCACATGGACGACCTGAACCCGACCGAGGCCGGAGACTTCGCGGCATCGCGGGATTTCGTCAAGCGCTTCGTCGGCGCGCTGCCGATCACCGAGCAGGCTGGAATGATGGACAAGGACGGCCAGTTGTCGCAGGCCGGCTATTCGCGGATCCGCAACGCCATTCTGGCGAAGGCCTACGGCAATTCCCCGGCGCTGCTGCGTATGACGGAATCCATGGACGATTCGCTCAGAAACATCTCGAAGGCGCTGATGCAGGTCGCTCCTGCCGTGGCCAAGTCGCGTGACGGAATCGCGCAGGGCGCACTGCATCCTGTCGAGATCACTGATGTCCTGCTGCCCGCCGTCGAGTCGCTGAACCGCTTGCGCGAGTCCGGTGTGTCGGTCGCGGAGCACGTTGCCCAGCAAGGCATGTTCGGCAATGCGCGGCCGGAAGTGGCCGACATGCTGCGCTTCCTTGATGAGAACGTCAGGCGCCCGCGCAAGGTGGCCGACTTCGTGCACGCCTACCTGGCGGCGCTGGATGCCGCAGGGAACCCCGGGCAGGGTACATTACTGGGGGGAAATACCGCCCCCACTCAGGCCGATCTAATGGCCGCCGCAGGGAGATCCACCAATGACGATCAATTCGCAGCAACTGCCGAAGCCCCAAGGTTCTCCCGATCCGAAGGACGTGGCGGCAGTCCAGGCGCTGATACAGAAAGCCAATCGCAGCCCGGCGACACGCAAGGCAATCGCCGCGGCGCTGGCGAAGGTGCGCAGTCAGCCGTAACAGAAGAGCATGCGGTGTTCAGCCGCATTGATCGCAACGCCTCGCCGGAAGAAAAGGTTGCGCAACTGGTTGCGCTGTCAAAGGAGAACGCGCCACTGATTGATGCGTTCATCAATCGAGTGGACGAGAAGTTCGGCACAAAATCAAAGTCGAGCTTCAAGGAACCGGCCAACATCCTGTCGAAGTCGCTGCGGCCGTCCATCCTGGCGAAAAAGCCTTGGTTCTCTGTCGAGCATGTGCGCGACGGGTTCAGGTTCAAGACAGTCCTGAACTCCTATACCGACTTGCCTGGCATCATCGACATGGTGCGAAACGATCTCGGCGCAGAGATCGTCAAGACGGATACTGCCAAGGTGCTGAACCCGCTGGAATGGGGTTGGCGCATCGCCTCATTCGATTTGCGCATGCCGAACGGGCAGCTTGTCGAGTACTACTTGCCGATCAGGGAGCAGGAGGCCTACAAGAAGGCCGAAGGGCACAAGCTATTCGAGGACTGGCGGAATCGCGATCTTTCCAATCTCACGAATGACGAGGAAATCTCGTACTTCAGGGATTTATCCAAGTCGCGCGCAGGTTATGGCGCGGCATGGGAAGCCTCGATCAAGAGGACTGGTCAGGATGCCGAGGCGATCCGGGCCTTCTTGACCCAAGCCGAAGCCTCTGCATCTGGCACCGGACGGAACTCGTCCTTGAGTTCGTCGGCGGAAAACAACTTGCGCGGCACCCACTTGCCCTCGATGAAGGAACCGACTACCCGGCCTTCTGGATCAAGCGGCGCAAGCACCATTACCCGCTCAGGCGCTTCAACTGACTTGGAAACAACTGGTTTCATTTCATCAACCTCCGATCACAGTATAGCAAAACCCGGAGAAAGCGGGTACACTAATTCCACCGAAACGTCAAGCGGTGGCGAAGATGGACAAAATAGAGACAGCGGTTCTCGCGGCGCTCAAGGAACAGAACCCGGCACTGCTGAAGGAAATGCAGGACGCGGGCAAGCTCAAGGCGTTTCTGCGCGACCAGGCGGACGAGATCAACAGTCAGATCTCGACGCTCGAAGTGGAGTTGGCGAACAAGCACGGAGCCAACAAGGCCAAGACGTTCCAGGAGAAGGTGGGAATCCTGAACACGGCGGACCAGATGGCAACGGAAATCGTGTTGAAGGAAATGCTCCACTATCCGCAGGAGAGCTAGCCCAGCGCCAACTGGATGAGGCCCTGGCGGACCTGGGCGCCATCCTCCGCGGTCGATTCACCGATCGCATGGTTCCGGAAGACACGCCGAACTTGGTCCCTACGCTGGTCAAGTTGTTCGAGGCCGGCATCGTCAAGGTCGGCCACAACATCAAGGATCTGCTGGCCTACGTCAAGAAGGCGCTCAAGGCCATGCCGGAATTCAAGGTGGTGTGGAACAAGATCGATGACGCGACCTACCGCAAGGCGGCGATGCAGGCCATCGCAAACACCGAAGCGGCTGGTGGCGATCTGTTCAGCCAGCCGGCCAAGGTGCCGCAGGGTGATCTGTTCGCCGCCAAACCGAACCAGGAGAAACCCGCCGTTGCGCCTGTAGCGGAGAGCCATGCCCCTGCACCATCGGAACCAGGTGACGCCGGAGTAGCGAACGGCCAGGGCAGCGGCGGGCCTGCCAAGTTGCCAAAGGCGCCGAAGAGGCCACAGAACACGCCGATTTCTCCGGACATCCCGCAGAAGACCGGGCGCAACTACGCTTTCGGCGACGAGGATCTAACCTACACCGGCGGCTGGCAAACCAAGGCGCGGCAGAACGTCGAGGCCGTCGAGTTGCTGAAGAAGCTCGACGCCGAGAAGCGACAGGCGACGCGCGAGGAACAGGCGGTACTCGCCAAGTTCATCGGGTGGGGCGCGTCCGAGATCGCCAATACCCTGTTCGGCGACAAACTCACCAAGCAGGCCGAAACCTTGGCGGCCTACGATCGCGCCATCGAGAACATGACAGAACTCGGGCGCGACTACCTGCAAAAGGGTGGCACATATCAGCAGCGACACTCCGACAACGGCTACTACGCTGCCGTCCAGGTGCTGCAAGCCGCTGGCAAGGTCGGCAACTACACGATGCCCGAGCGCATCACCAAGGCGGAACTGATCGCGGCAAAACCGGAAGCATCTATCCGCAAGTGGCTGGAACTGCGCGACCGCTTGAAGAGCGCGCTGACCGACGACGAATGGAAGGCCGCCTCGAAGTCGACACAGTACGCGCACTACACCAGCAAGCCGGTGGTCAAGGCCTTGCTGGCGGCTGTCGCGAAGATGGGCTTCAAGGGCGGCACCATCCTGGAGCCCGGCGCCGGGATCGGCGTGTTCCCTGGCTTGATGGATTCGGCCATGGCCAGCAACTCGGTCTATACCGGGATCGAGTACGACCCGATCACTGGGGGCATCCTCAAGCAGTTGTTTCCTGATGAACGCATCCTGATCGAGTCCTTCATCGACTCGAAACTGCCGGAGAACTTCTACGATGTCGCCTTCGGCAATCCGCCGTTCTCGGGCGATGTCACGGTGCTGGCGGATCCCAAGTACGTCGAGCACGCCTTCAAGTTGCACGACTACTTCTTCGCCAAGAGTCTGGATAGCGTCAAGCCGGGCGGTCTGGTGGTGTTCGTCACGTCGCGCTACACCATGGACAAGAAGGGCGACAAGGCCCGCGCCTTCATGGCCGAACGCGCCGATCTGGTGGGCGCCATCCGCCTTCCGCAAACCGCCTTTCAGAAGAACGCTGGCACGGAAGTTGTGACCGATGTGCTGTTCCTGCGGCGCAAGGTTCCCGGCGAGACCTTCGACAAGGGCCAGTCATGGGCCGGCCTGGGTGAAGTGAAGACTGACAAGGGCCAGGCGCTGATCAACGAGTATTTCGTCGCGCACCCGGAAATGGTGTTGGGCACACACGCGCTGGAAGGCTCCATGCGCAAAGCCGACGAATACACGGTGCTTCCGGCTCCCGGCGACATCGAGGCGCAGTTCGCTGCCGCCGTCGAGAACCTGCCGGCCGATGTCTTCGTGCCAGGGCGCGGTTCGGCCGCCGAGGCGGCCAAGGTTCGCGACATGGATTTCAACCCGAAGGCGCAGAAGGAGGGCAGCTTCTACGTCAACGACAATGGCATCCTGATGCAGCGCGAGGGCGGCGTGGGCATGCGCGCCGACGAGAAGTACCAGAAGGACGCCGCACTCCTGAAGGACTACATCGCCGTCCGCGATGCGCTCAAGCAGACGCAGTTCGACCAGTTGAACGACGGCGACTGGGAAACATCGCTGCGCGCGCTGCGCAACATCTATGCCGGGTTCGTGCAGAGGAATGGGCGCCTGCTCCAGAACACGACCTACATGCAGAAGGGCAAGGTCGATGAACTGGACGCCGACGGCGTTCCGACCGGGAACAAGATCGAGGACGAAGAGCAGCGCCGCCGCTTCCCGTTGATCGCCAAGTTGCGCGCCGACCCGGAATACACCCTGGCGCTGGCCCTGGAAAATCTGAACGACGATACCGGTGAAGTCACTGAATCGAAGTGGCTGACAGAGCGCACCCTTGGGAAGCCTGCGGCGGCCGAGATCAAGACGCCGGCCGACGCGCTCTTGGCAACCCTGGCCGACCTTGGCAAGATCGACATGGCTGCGGTGGCCGAGCGCATCGGCCTGTCCGAGCAGGAAACAATCGACGCCCTGGGTACGCTGGTCTATGACGACCCGGCGCAAGGCTGGGTGACTGCCGACGAATACCTGTCCGGAAACGTCAAGAAGAAACTCGCGCAGGCCGAAGAGGCGGCGCGCAGCGACAAGCGCATGCAGCGCAACGTCGATGCCCTGAAAGATGCGCAGCCGGCACCGCGCAGTCCCGAGCAGATCACGCCGCAGATCGGCATGAACTGGATCCCCGGCGAGACCTATCAGGACTTCCTGCGGGAGGTCACCGGCGTCAAGGCCCGGATTGAGTACATCAAACGGACGCGCGGCTGGGTGGTGGATGTCCGGTCCGGCCACGACACTCCGCGGGCGACCGTGGATTGGGGGGTGGGTGACAAGGCGCACGCCGGCTGGCTGATGGAAAAGGCCTTGACCGGCGCACCGATCCGGTTGGAGATGGACGCTCCTAACGGAAAGGGCGGCACGAAAAAGGTATTCGACCCCATCCGCACGGCGGACGCCCAACAGAAGCGAGACCTGCTCAAGGAAGAGTTCCGCAAGTGGTTGTTCCAGGATGCCGACCGGACCACCAGCCTGGTGCAACTCTACAACGACAAGTTCAACACCAACGTCCAACGCAAGTTCGACGGCTCGCATCTGACGCTGCCGGGCACATCCAAGCTGTTCAACATATTCGATCACGTCAAGCGCGGGGCCTGGCGCGTGATTCAGACCGGGAATACCTACCTAGCGCACGCGGTCGGAAGCGGCAAGACGTTCGAGATCGTGATTTCAGCCATGGAGCAGAAGCGCCTCGGGCTGATCAAGAAGCCCATGGTCATCGTTCCAGGCCACATGCTGCAACAGTTCGCGGCTGAGTGGCAGGCCCTGTATCCGACCGCGCGCCTGATGATCGCCGACGAGACGGACTTCCATACCGAGAATCGGCGCCGCTTCGTTTCGCGCGTCGCGATGTCGGATCTTGATGGCGTGATCATGACGCACTCCAGCTTCGGTCTGCTGGATCTGGATCCAGCCTTCAAGCAGGAGATGATCGAGAAGGAGCTGGAAGTCATGCGCGCCACTTATGTCGAGGCGGGCGGCGACCTGGACGATATTGGCGACAAGAAGGTACGTAAGGATCCAAAGATCAAGCGCATCGAGGCGATGATCGAGAAACTTGAGCAGCAACTGCTCGCGGCCAGTTCATCCACTGGCAAGGACAAGAATGTTCGCTTCGATGAGATGGGCGTGGACATGCTCTATGTCGATGAGGCGCACCTGTTCCGCAAGCTGAGTTTCGCCACGGCGCGCCAGGTCAAGGGCATCGACCCGCAGGGATCGAAGATGGCATGGGATCTCTACATGAAGACCCGCTGGCTGGCTAAAAAGAATCCGGGGCGCAATCTGGTGCTGGCCTCGGGGACCGCTATCACCAACACGCTGGCCGAGCTCTACACCGTGCAGCGCCTGCTGAACCCGCAAGCGCTCGAAGAGAACGGCCTGGCTAGTTTCGATGACTGGGCGGCGAACTTCGGTGAAGAAGCGACCACGATCGAATCGACGGCGAGCGGCAAGTACGAGCCTGTGACGCGCTTCCAGGAATTCGTCAACGTGGGCGAACTGACGCAGATGTTCCGCGACTACGCCGACGTGCTGAACGAGGACCACCTGGCTGCGCTGCTGGGCGACAAGCGGCCGAAGGTGGCGGGCGGCGCGCGCAAGATGGTGATCACGCCGAAGACGGCCAGCTTTACCAGGTTCCTCAAGGAAGATCTGGCGCCGCGCATCGAGGCGTCGAAGAACTGGAAGCCGAGTTTCGAGCAGCAGTTCAACCCGGACCCAATCATCGCCATCAACATCGACGCGCGCCTGGCCTCGATCGACATGCGCTTCATGGATCCGAGTCTGCCGAACGACCCGGACTCGAAGTTGAACAAGTTGATCGACGGCGTGATCCGCGTCTACAAAGAAACGGCGAATAACGAGTACAAGGACAAGCAAGGGAATGTCGAGGCGATCAAGGGCGCGACGCAGATGGTGTTCTTCGAGTCCGGCTTCGGCAAGATGGTCGCCGAGCGCCGCGGCTTCAATGCCAGGGCCTGGATGGAAAAGCGCCTGCGCGACGCCGGCATCCCGACCAATCAGGTAGCCTTCATGGAGGACTACAAGAAGTCTTCCGCGAAACTCAAGCTGTTCTCCGACGTCAACAAGGGGAAGACTCGGGTGCTGGTGGGCTCCAGCGCGGCCATGGGCACCGGCGTCAATGCGCAGCAGCGCCTGATCGCGCTGCATCATCTGGACGCGCCATATGTCCCGGCCATCCTGGAACAACGGGAAGGCCGCATCATCCGCCAGGGCAACAAGAATCCCGAGGTCCAGGTCTATGCCTATTCGACGTTCGGCAGCTTCGATGAAAACCTGTGGGCGATGCTTGCCAGGAAGAAGTTCTTCATCGAGCAGGCGATGTCAGGCGACCCGAACATCCGCAAGATCGAAGATGTCGGCGAGGTCAATCAGTTGCAGATGGCGGCCGGCCTGGTCGCGGAAAACCCCTATGTGTTGCAGGCTGCCGGCGCCAAGGCCGAAGTCGTGAAGCTGACGCGGCTGTATCAGGCGCATGAGGATGCGCGCGGACGGATGCGCGACGACTACGAGAACGCCGGGCGCACCATAGCCTATCAGGAGCAGCGCCTGCCCGATGCCGACAAGGAAGCGGCCCGCGTGCATGATCTGGCCGGCGACAAGTTCAAGGCGACGGCGGCCGGCAAAGAATACACGGCGCTGAAGGAGTGGGGAACGGCGGTCATTGCGCAGTTCAAGGAGTTCTCGGACAAGCTTTCCATGAAGGACAAGAAGGTCGGAGAGATTTCCGGGTTCGATGTCCTGGCGCGCGGACAGATGACAGGCGACAAGTACCTGTCGGCGCTCGGTCTGCTGACCACACCAACAACCATTCTGGCCGAGAGCCCGCTGGTGGATCCTGTCGGCCTGGCCATTCGCGCCCGCAATGCGCTGGTCGAGGTCGCGCGCAGACCAGTCGAAATGCGCCGCATCCTGGCTGAAGCGCAAGCCAAGCAGAACGCGCTTGCCGGCCGCCTCGAAGCGGCGTTCCCGCTGGCCGAGCAACTGGCGAACAAGATCAAAGAGGCGAACGACCTTGAGGCGCTGATGCTGTCCTACACACCGGTCAAGACAGGGCTGGAGCGCGAGCAGGAACTGGAAGATGACTGGCAGGCGAAGACGGGGGCGATCACGCCGCTGTTCTCGCGCGGCGCAACACTAAACCCATCTCCTGTATCATCCGATCAGAAGGCAGCCGAGAAGCTGAATACTGGCCTCGCCGATCACTTCAAAGACGAATCTTGGAAAGGCGCTTATGTCACGGCAGATTTGCGGGGATCTCTTGCTGGGTATGCCACCGCAGCAGGGGCTGCGTTTGGCACAAAGATTGTCGGCATCCAGCCCACCGCCGAGCGCTTCAACGTCTTCAGCGGCATCAACTTCGGCGGCGCCAACTACATCAACGTCGCCTCCGATGTTCGCTTCATCAACACCACCGGACACGAGATCTACGAAGAGCTAGCGCGCACCCGGCCCGACCTGCATGCGTGGTTTGCGGAGCATGCGCGCAACCACATCCGCAACTTCCAGGAGTACCAGGACAAGCTCAATGCCCTGATGCTGCCGGGCGAGAGCACGCCAGACCGCGCCACCGTCGAGAAGGAGCTTCTGGCCGACTTCACCGGCGATGCCCTGGCGGACCCGAAGTTCCTCGCGCAACTGGCCGAAGCGGACGGCAGCAAGTTCACGCAACTGCTCAATGCCGTGGTGAAGTGGCTGAAGTCGGTAGGCGAAAAGCTCGCCGGCAAGGATCTTGGGTCGTCGCGATACTTCACCGATGTCAATGAACTGCGCAAGTTCCTGAATCGCGCGCTGGTCGCCTACGCCAACGGCAGGGGCATCGACAAGGTGGAAGCGATGACGCCGCCCGGGTTCTCGCGCGAGTCTTTGGCCGATGACGTTGCCGAGCAAGAAAAATGGCTGACGGCTGAAGCCCGCGCCCGCGGATTCAAGTCGATCGATGACCTGGCCGAGAAAGCCTATCCGGTGTTCGAGAAACTTGCGGCCTTGTGGCGCGAGCAGCATCCTGTCGAGACGGCGCTGATGTCTCGCGCTGGTCTGGTTGAAGACGAGGCCAGCGACACCCCGCCTCAACCAGGGCAGCCGTTCATCGTCTATCGGGTTGGAACAGTGGAAGGCTTGGCCAACAGCAACGGCGGCAGCGCGAAGGGCGTGGCTGCGTTCTTGGCGGCCGGCGACGATCACTTCAACCCGACCGTGGCGGCTCGGGGCGACAAGCTCTACGCTTACCGAGTCACGATCGACAAACCCTTCAGCAAATACCAGACCGTCAACAATGGCCGCGGCGCCGGTGAAGCGGTTGGGCGACTGACAAAGTGGGGCGGATCGCAATACTCGTTCCCTGCCTCCGGCTTCACCGCCAAGTTGATTGGCTCGGTGCCGATGTCCAAGGTCCGCGCCGATCTCGCGGCGCAAGGCTATGAGAACTTCGATGATGCCGGCGCGGCGGCTGGCGGCAATGTGATCCGAGGGGCGCTGCACGATGCGGCTATGGCGTTTTCCCGCGCCTCAGACTCTCCTGCCGTTCGCAATTCGCAAGCAGCTAATGAGCGCGCCGACGCCATCATCAACAGCAAGGTGGCCGTGTTCGCGCCGATCGACAAGACGCTGCAAGTCGTCTCGAACATCACCGGCGCGACCAAGCTCGCGTCCTGGACTGGCGGCAAGATCGGGCAACTGTTGGACCGATTGACGCCTGAGACAGTCAAGGCCGGCATGGTGGCGGACTACGGCATTCCTGAGGCTGTGATTGATCGTCGCGCGCAACTGGCCGGCGCGCAGCGCGAGCAGGTTCGCAAGACTGGAGAGTTGATCGACAAACTGATGACGCTCACCCGCGCCGAAAGCCGCGTCGCCTATCTGTGGATGAACTCAGCTGACCCGCAGTCGGCCGAATATTTCCGCGACCAACTGCCGGCCGAGTCGATCAAGACCCTGGCCGAAGTCGAGAAGATGATCGACTCCCTTTCGGCGGAAGCCGTGCGCCTTGGCCAAATGTCGGCCGAGACGCGCGAGCGCAATCGCTTCGCCTACCTGCATCGGTCCTACGCCAAGCACATGGAGGAACTGACCAAAGGCGAGAAGTCGGCCCGCCAGCGCGCGATTGCCGTGCTGGGCAACCAGTACAAGGGCCGCGGTATGATCGACGAGCGCGGCATGGCCAGCATCAAGAACATCGCGCCAGAATGGTGGAAGCGCAAGACGCAGAACGGCAAGGCGGACACCGCACTGAGGGGCGAGAAGTTCATTCGGCTGGAGCGCCGGCAAGCCATCGGTCAGGGCGTGGCATCAATTCCAGGTATTGCCGCTGGCGGCCCCAAAGCGAAATTACTCGAAGTGCATTACTGGCCGGCCGGCGAGGCGCTTCCGGAGAAGTACGGCGCATGGGACCAGGCTGGAACATGGGAAGCGCGCGACACCAAGGGAGCGAAGCTGGTCCTGTGGCGCGACTTCACGGCTCAGGAACGCGAGGCCATGGGCGAGATCGATGAGGTTCGCTACGCCATCGCCAAGACGCTGCACGGCATGATTCATGATGTCGAGGTCGGCAAGTACCTGGAGTGGGTTGCCGTCAACCACGCCGCCAAGGATAAGTCGAACGTCACCGGCCAGATCGTGGATGCCTCGGAGTCGATGCGCGACGCCTTCAAGCCTGGCACATGGGTTCAGGTTCCCGAGACGCGCGCCTTCTCCGGTGGCCCGCTCAAGTACGGCCTGCTGGCCGGGCGCTACCTGCCGGGCCCGATTTGGAACGACGTGCGGCAAACAGCCGGCATGCAGTTCAAGCCGCTGGGCGAAACCTACAGCAAGATCCTGACGGCGTGGAAAACGTCCAAGACGGCACTTTCGCCGACTGTCCACATGAACAACGTGATGTCGAACTTCGTTATGGCTGATTGGCATGATGTCAGCAGCGGCCATGTGTTCAAGGCACTGCGCATCCTCCTGGCAGCCAGCACCGGCGACGGCAAGGGCGCTCTCGGTCGCATTGGAAACGTTGCCGGCAGAGCCATTGGGGCCAATGATGTCGAGGCCGCCAAGGCCATTCTGGCGCGCTTCGAAGATTCTGG